GTCACGGAGCTTTAAAACTTTCTAATGAAAGATATTATCCACCGTACAGATAATATTTTACCACAGTCTCTTAGACCGTGGCGGGTTGTGCATAAGTATACACAACGGGTACGTTAATGAAAAACAATAACGAAAAGTCGGTGCCAGCAGCAACATGCGCATATATGCGCGAAGGGTTGGCGTTATAATTAGGATCTATAACTTCTAGAATTCCTAAATTATATCTAGCACCATCTGACGAAGATGATGCTGGTGATGGTAATGTGGTTGCATTGTTCCAGTTAGTCGGAGTTACGTACTCAAACAAAAAGTTATTGTACATGGGGTGCGACACTGTCAAGCAACCATTGGTTAACTGATTAGTTAAGGCTGAGCCACCACACCCAGCTTCACTTACATTCAAGAACGTCGATGCGAACTTGGATTCTGTGGTTGATATTAGTATATTAGTTGAAGCATAACCTGCTATTGTCGAACTTGTTCTATAATATCGTACTTGCTTCATAGGGATAGCAGAATCATAATTAAACACCCAGTTCACAGCTCCCCTGGATGCAATAAAACAATTCCCAATCCACGTAAGGGGAATGTTTGTTGCAAACTGGTAAGGTTTTTGTCCAGTTGCTATAGTAGAAGTAGCTGAAAATAAGCCTCCAGCCTCATATCCAGCAAACCACGGATAACGTGTCATAGTCATTTGCACAACACTATCTAGTGTTGTGTCATTAGCTAATCTATATATCCAGTTTAGGTTATAACGACGAAAGAGTTGTCGCAAGCTAACTATTGCTTCACCATGATTTGCCAAAAAGCGCGAACCTGGCGTGACATACTCTTCACCGGCAATTACAACTTGTTCACCGGCCTGGGCTTCTAACTTAATAGATCCAGCTTGGGGTGCTATATTGGATGTATATGGATCCATCGAAATAGGTGCTGCAAATTCTAAATCTGGTGCACCACGTACACTGACTAGAACCTGAATATTGGAACTCGCAACTGGTGCTGTCAGAGCTGTGACAACCCGCATTACTATAGTTCCATTTGAGAAACCAGGGTTATTCGCAAACGAAGGAGCACTACTGGTCGACCATATACCTGTAGGATCAGTGGTCGAATAAAATAATGTTCGCAACCAACCCAACGCTTGTATGTATGGTATCTTAACTTCCACGTCAGTATCAGCACCCAAGTCAACAACTTGTGTAAAACACGTTGGTTGGGTAGCTGTCAAGGCGATAATATTGTTCGAACCCTGACCGGTGGGGTCATATGTTATGCGAACACGACCCTTATGGTATTTAGATGCTATGAATCTAAATCGAAAGATAATTCCTCCTCGCCAATACCGAAACATCTGAGATATATGAGAAATTGGCGTCCCATACACCGCATTGTATGATGTATTAACAACTCTATCAAACATGGCAGGTAAAACAGCACTCGAAAACAAAATAGTTTCTGATGTGTCCGAAGAATGCCAGGTTGTTTGGGTTAAATAAGACTCACGCTGCACGAAATGCGGTATGGATAATTCATCTGTTGATGGTAATCCGACCACACCTGGATCAATGGTTAATTCATTCTTTGGATCAATCGTAAGTTTCTCCACAGGATAACTAATCTCCGTCGATGCCAATGGTGGCACAGCAGTAGGTTTCAGAGGAGCAACATTGTCCAAGACTGGAGGATTACAATAACCCAAGCGATTGGCAATGGAACTAATCGCCTTTGCTCCCTGTTCCGTCGCAGTAGCATATGGACCAATAACAGGTATCTTACCCAAACTCCCCGCAACTGCCGCTAAAGCTGATGCTGTTGAACTAATACACTGTTGACCGTATTCATCGCCAGCTTGGGCTGCTAAACCTGCTGAAGGACCAGCAAGATGCACATTTTCTGCCCATGCATAAACAGTTACAGTACAACCAGTCCCAGAGGCCCCATTAGCACTTTGCAAGGTGGTGTAATTGATAAAGTCTAAGACTCCCATGTTCGTCAAGTCAGTATTACTTTGAGCATTTAACCAATTTCTATTATAGAAAAATGGAAGAGTCATTTCCGTACCCTCACAATTTTGAGGGTATAACCATGCGTGTGGACGTTGACTATTACCAATGAAACCCTTCGTCGAACCTCCAATATTTGAAGTATCCGGTCTGTCAGTTTGCAATGGCAAATAACTCGCCATAAGTGCTCCATAATAAAATGGGGAGGCATTAATCATAATCTTCACCTTAAGATTACATCTTATGAATGAAAAATTATTCAATTTGTATTGAATATTGGCATTAGTGAAGAACGCAGACCATGGGAAAACATAATTTAATGTTCCAACAGAATCTGACTCATTCCAAGTATACGTTAAAATTTTAACCGGTCTACCAAGAAATGTGGCCAAATCAGCTACACGTGTTTCACCACACAGTGCTCTGTCATCAGCTAGCGTTGCAATACCACTTGATCCACCTGAGGTTTCATCAAGAAAGGTTATAGTAGTTTCATGGGTAACTTCAGTTGTACCGACACTACCGTTCACTTCCTCATCACCGGCTTGTGCGTACAAGCGTGGTCCCGGAGCTCCGTCCACCCTAGGCGGAATGAGCACCTCGTCATCACCAACATTTTCAAGTTCCAATCGAAATCGATCTCTTCTACATTCACCGTCAACTTTTTGACATGTGCATGGAGAACCAGATTTTGTATGGTGCAACTTCTGTTCATAAGTAGGGATTGTGTCAGTTTGGAA